ACACAAAACCGCCAACTTCAACAAACGCAAACAACAGGAAGAAGCCATAAGTCAGTATCGGGCGCACACCAGAGCGTAGGTTGACCATCCACTGTGATGCACCTTGCCCAATGGCAATATCGTGTGCGTACAGCGCAGCCCGTTCTGATGCCTCGGCTTCGATAGCCTGACCCTCAACCTTGATCTCCTCCACCCGTTGCGCGGCCTCAAAGCCAGCCTTGCGTAGCTCAAGCTCACGCTCAATCTGCAACTGGGCCATCGCCATCTCATGCTTCTTGTCAGCCCTGTCTTGGAAGAAACCAAGCAGCTTTGGTAGGCCACCAGCTAAGAAGCTGATCAGGGTTGAGAGTAGGGTTAGCATTTCTTTTCGTCCTCATGGGATAGTTTGACGCCAGCAAGCAGGCCAATGAAACCACCAACAATGGTTTGAAATGCAGGGCCAACAAGTTCAAAAATCTTGTTGTTGTCCACCTTCTCGTCAAACAGTCCAAGCAACATGACACTCGACATTGTTAAGACAACGATACACAGTGTCATGCTGACCATCAAGGTGACGAAGAAAGTGAGCTTGGCTTTCATTTCTTGTTCCACATCTCAAACAGAGCTTTAATTTTTTTTTCCAACACCGCCACCCGCAGGTCGAGTTTTGCCAGCACGATGATCAGCGTGATGATCGCCAGCAGGATGGGCCATGCTTTTGCAAGCACGTCAAAAAAATCCACATCACAGCCCTAATACTTTCTTGACGAGATCAGCAGCTACTCCCGGGCCAAACAATACTGCCGCAATCACGATGTAGAGCAGGTACTCCAGCTTTGCCATGCGCTTAGAGCCAGCCTCAAAACTCTTTTGAATGCTTGCGTATCTTTCAGCGCAAATGGCTTCATGCACTGCCAACTTGGCCTCCGTCTCGCTGATCATTTTATCGGTCATGGCGCGTCAGGCCAAGTGACTGTCCAAGGGAATCCCGCCTGTTCGGTGATGTCTCGCAACGTCATTCGGTAAACAGCCCATGCAGTCTTGTCAGCGGTGGCGTCAGTAATTTGCGTCCAATCCGAGTTAGACAATTTGATGTTGCGTTCAGCACGAACCTCTGCTGCCTTGCGGTCATTTTGTTGAGCCGCCGTATATTCAATTGGGTTTGCCGGTGGTGGCGAACCATTGTGAGGCCATTGGGTTAAGTCTGTCATATCGTCCCTTTAAATTGTAGTCATACACTGAACAAAATCACTAAAGGCGGTTTCTTGGGCTACAGCGGCAAATACGGTGCTGCTCCACGCAATTGCTCTCCAAGTGCCATCAGTAGCACTAGTTTGTGATGTCCAAGTTATTCCATCAGGACTTGTCATAACCCGATTACCAGTTCCGCTGATTGCTACGGCTGCAAAAACAGTTCCGTTCCACGCTATTGCGTACCATTCAATTGCTGCTGCTGCTGTGCGTCCAGTCCATGTAATCCCGTCAGGTGAAGTTTGAACTCTGCTAGAACCGTTTTGAGCTACGGCAGCAAATAAAGTTCCAGACCATGCAATCCCGTTCCAATTATCATTAGAAATTCCAGTTCTAGCAGTCCAAGTAATACCGTCAGGGCTTGTCATAATTGATGTTGAGCCTTGAGCAACAGCGCAAAACACAGTGCTGCTCCAAGCAATAGCGTTCCAAGAAACATCGGCAGTGCTTGTTCTAATTGTCCATGTAGTACCGTCAGGGCTTGTCATAACCCGGTTGCCCGTTCCAGTGTTTGATACAGCGGCGAATACAGTGCCATTCCAAGCAATTGCTCTCCAATCATTGTCAGCAGCACTTGTTCTAGATGTCCATGTAACACCATCAGAACTAGTCATTACACGATCACCCGTTCCGCTTGAACTTACAGCGGCAAATACTGTCCCATTCCACGCAATAGCTTGCCAATTATTATCGCTAGGCGTTGTTCGCGCTGTCCATGTAACTCCATCTGGGCTAGTCATAACCCGGTTGCCCGTGCCGCTGTCTGCAACAGCAGCAAATATCCTGCCATTCCACGCTATTCCGCGATAACTTTTATTGTTGGGAGTTGAGCGACCAGTCCACACGGTTGCTAAAACTCTTGAACTTGTTGGCGCACTTGCAGCAGCACTTGTCCAAGTCGTGCCGTTGGAAGTCAACACGTTGCCGTTGGTGCTTGGGGCCACAAAAGTTGGCGCTGATGTGCCGTTTCCCAAGATGACGTTGTTGGCTGTGAGGGTGGCAAGGCTTGTGCCGCCGTTAGCAACAGCCAGTGTGCCCGCCAATGTAATCGTGCCAGAGGTTGTAATCGGGCCACCAGAGGTAGTCAAGCCTGTTGTACCACCAGACACAGCAACGCTTGAAACTGTTGCCGCTGAGCCTGCATTACTTGCCAGCAGTTTGACAGTCCCTGCGCTGTTCTTAAAGTACAGCTTCTCATCAACCGTATTAAGTGCCAATTCGCCAGCAACAAGATTGCCAGAAGTTGGAATAGCCGCCGCAGTTGTGCTGTGGTACAGCGATATGGGTGTAAAGTTTGTTTGTGCCATGAGTGCCTCTTAAAATGTGCCGCCTGCAACCCCGTAGATTGTGCCAGTCCCGCCATTGGCTATGGGAAGAATGCCTGTCACGCCCGTGGTAAGTGGCAGGCCCGTGGCGAACGTCAGCGTGCCACCACTTGGCGTACCCAGAGCGCCGCCATTGACTACGAATGCCCCTGCGGTGCCTGTATTGACGCCCAGAGCCGCCACAACGCCTGTTCCAGTAGTCACGGTGCTTGGAGCAACCCCAGCGCCTCCACCGACCATTAAAGCATTTGCCGCCAACAATGCCGAAGACGTTAGAGTCCCTGTTGCCGTATAAGCAAGTATTCCGCCGCTAGTTCCAGCCGTAAGACCTGTTCCGCCGTTGGCGACTGCCAAAGTTCCAGCCAGTGTAATTGCACCACTAGTTGCGCTTGAAGGCGTCAAACCCGTAGTTCCTGCACTAAATGTTGTCACACCACCAGCAGGGGCGGGTTGCCACGAAGCGGTTGTGCCGTTAGACGATAAAAGATAGCCGTTTAGACCAATTGCTAATCGGCTTGCAGTGTTAACACCAGTTCCGATGATTAGGTCACCAGTTGTAGTGATGGGCGACAAAGCATTAAACGCGGCAGAGGCTGTTGTCTGTCCAGTACCGCCATTTAAAATCGCCACAGTACCTGTGACATTTGCCGCAGTACCAGTTGTGTTTTGGTTAAGCGTAGGAACATCGGCAACTTGTATGGTGTTCATCACCACATTCGTTCCGTTACCTCGCAAATACGATCCACTTGTGATCGCACCCGCAAAAGCGTTTATTGCCGCTTGAGCAGTAATTTGACCTGACCCGCCGTTGGCTATAGCCAGCGTTCCTGCAACAGTAATTGCACCATTGGTTGCGGTTGATGGAGTCAGCCCAGTAGAGCCAAAAGTGATTGAACTTACGCCAGAGCCAGCCCCTGAAAACTGCGCCCATGTGATTGCAGTAACGCCAATTGTGCCGCCAGCATCGGATGTGCAAACCCAGCCCGTGTCAGCAAGGGTAGAGCCAGTTTCTACAAAAACGTAAGCACCGGGGACTTCCGCCCAAGTGTCCATGTCAGGCGCTCTCGACCATGCCGTTGCAGACGCAATATAAATACCATTGTCTGCTGGCGCTGTCTGGTTCTTCACCAAAACACGGTCGGTTGCAACAACGGCAATGCCATCAATTGTCTGCGCTCCAGACAGTGTAATATTTGCAGTTGTTCCAGCCACAACAGAGGCTTTTGTATCCAACCCTTGCGCAACGGTATCAACATAAGCCTTGTTGGCAATGTCGGTTGAATTAGATGGGGTGGTTGAAACCGTACCCGTAGTCAACGCAATTGATGTAATGTCGGTGTTTGCACCAGAAGCCGCCGCCCCTAGATTTGTTCGCGCATTAGGTGCCGTGGTTGCGCCTGTTCCACCGTTTGCCACGTTTAGAGTGCCAGACAGCGTCACAGCGCCTGAAGCGGCGGTTGATGGCGCAAATCCTGTCGTTCCCGCGCTGAATGATGTTACGCCACCAGAAACCGAAAATTGTCTCCACGCGCCGCTGGAATACCCATCAAACGTCTGGGAGTCACTGTTAAACCTAAACTGACCTTGAGCGCCAGAAGGTTGTTGGGCGGTAGTTCCAGTGACAACTGTCATAGCGGAGGTGCCGGGCATCACGGCGTTGTCAGCCAACGAAACCGTTGGATTGCCGCTTACGCCAGTCCCGTTTGCAACGCCAATTTGGTTTGCAGTCCCCGTAATGGTTGCAGAAGTAATGCCGCCAGCGGTCGAAAGCACCACAAGGCCATTAAAACTGGCGTTGGCAAAATTCAACACCTGACCGCTTAAAGATACGGTGGGGTCTCCAGACACCCCGCTACCGTCGGCAATAGACAAGCCCGCCCCGGAAACGGCCACAGAACGGCCTGTAATGGCTGTAGAAGACGTTTTGACCTGTATGCCAGTGCCAGATGCCACCAAGGAAGATAAAGCGCCTGCGGTCGTTATGTTGAAGACTCCCTGCGCTCCGCCGTCGGTCACCGTCAAGCCGTTTGTTGCACCGACGTAGCGGCTGTTGGCCAACTGAGGCGTCTGGCTAACGGTCAGGTAGGTGTAGGTCTGCGACGGCGAGGCGGAGATCGCAGCCGTGGTGGTCTGCACCGTCACGCCATTTTGGACGATCGGGACTGCCTCGGTGCCTGTGATAGCACCAGCAGCGGGAAGCTGAAGTATGGTGACTTGTGCGGACATTATGTGCTCGTGTTGTCTGGCGGGTTTGGTGAAATAGTGTCCCTGTTTCCGGTAGATGTTGGAGTCTGGGTATTACCCTCAGTCGAGATTTGATAAACGCTGGTCTCGCCGCCCGTGAGCAAATAGTTATCACCGGCACCAATTGGGAGGTCAGGACGTGGAAACCTAATCGTTATCCTTTCGGTCTTTCGTGCCGGCAGGCGGTAGGGGTCAAGCTGGTCTGCACAGCCCTCATCGCACACCCTGAGACCCGGGAAGTTGGGGTCATTTCGCATCACGGCGTGCGGGCGCTTCATCTTGCAACGGTCGCATATCGCAATTGCAATGTCGGAGTATCCGAGGGTGTCCAGAAAGATGGCCATCGGTCACCTTGTGTAAACGCTGATGTTCGGGGCAAAGTAGATTGGCGACTTGTCGCGCTCCTCTTCCTCGGCCATGGCAAGGTACTTTGCCGCCTGACCCTCTAGGTACTGAATGCGGCCCATGTCCACGCCGGGCAGCTCAAGGCTCATCCGGTGAGCCAGCATCATCACCACGGCCTCGTACCATCGCTGTGGCACCTCCAGCTCGCCGTACAGATCGCCCACGTCCATGATCTGGCGCGAGTACCAGATGGTCATCTGATAAAAAGCATCTTGAGGCGTTGGCCACAGCACGATCTCGCTCTGCGGAATGGTGCGATTGAACCAGAACTGGAACGGCTGGTTGGCTGTGAAGTTCTTGTTGGGCAGGTTGGTGTAGTCGTCGCGGTTCAGGCGCGACATAGTGATTTCGGTGCTGTTGTTGCCAAAATACAACTCTCGCAGGCTCAGAGTGGTCCCGCTGTAGGCCCGAATGCGGTAGTACGGCACGGTCTGGCCATTGGCAATGTCGGTCCAGATCCACTCGTTGTCCACCACGGTAATGGACCCCAGATCAACCAAGGTTGACCAAGTCACGTTGTCGAGAGAGTATTCAAGGATAAATGATTTGGTGCCGCTGGAGGCCGGCAGGAAGCCAATGGAGCCGATGAAAATAGGATTGGACGGGCCAAAGTCAACAGCAATGTTGC